TAAAATTTCATGCTTTTTTAGGTAAGAATTTTTCAGGAAGATTTATTACTTATGCGCTTAAAGAGTTTAATGCCGCAGGTAAATTATCTCCTACTGATTATCTTGAATCTGTTATTTCGTTAGCAGAAGAGTTTGCAAAAGGTAGCAATACACCTTTAGTATATAAAACAATTATAAAGAGTAGAAATCCAGGAACAATAACGCAAAATGTAAATATAGATATCGGACAAAGTGGTAACGAGAAAAGACCTGGAAGATTTATATCAAAAGTGCAAATGACTGCTTTAGTACAAAGAGCTGTAGTGCAGAAGATGCCAAAAGGTCCGCGAAGAGGTCCCCCTCTTTCTGATGATGTTTTAACTTATCGGTCTGGTCGTTTTGCTCGTAGTGTGCAGATAGCTCTTTTAAATTATAAAACAAGTGTAATTAGATTTTTTTATGATCCCGTGTACCAGGTTCACGAGCCTACCAGATCTCCTAGTGATTTAATTGAGTCTTCTATTAGAGAAGTAACTCAACAATTATATGGTAGGCAATTTAATATTTTAAGAGCATAAGATGGCATCACGTAGAAAAGAAATTATAGAATTTATAGTTACTCAACTAAAAGAAATTGATGGAGCGGTGTCAGGTTTTGATGCCTCTTATACCTATAACACTAACGTGTTTAACAATGTTTTTCGTAAATTGAAATTTTTAGATGAGGTAAACGATTTTCCCAGCATTTATGTATCAGCGGGAACCGAAAATAGAGATTTTAATTCTCAAAATTTGACAACTGCAACTTTAGACGTTACCATAAGAATATACATTTACGGAGAAGATGACGCACAGAGCCAGGTAGATAACCTCCTACAGGATGTTGAACATGTTATTTACAGCCTGGGAGATAACTCTAACAGAGGTATTTTAGATATAACTATATCAAACATATCTACAGATGAAGGGTTAGTTACTCCTTATGGTCTCGGCGAAATTGAATTAGAAATATTTTATACTTTACAATAAGGAGAAATAATTATGGCATCTCTTAATCTACAGAGAAACTCTGAGGTGTTCTTTTCAACAGTTGATATTATTAACGGCGCTGCTGCAGCAAACATAACCCCTTCCAATACTTGGAAGCTTGAGGTTCTTGCTGGTTTTGCTGTTACTTCATCCTCTGCTACTCAGGACATCACCTCTCTTGAATCTGGCAATACTCCAGATAGATCTCAGCAACGTTTTAATACCGCTATTAATCCTGTTGACTGGAACTTCCAAGTTTATATGCGTCCTACTGGTGTAGAAACCGGTGCCGCCGCTGATGGTTCAGACGCAAAAACTAACCAAAGCGGTAACGTAATGCCGGTTGCTGACTGGTTCTTGTGGCAATCTCTAGTTTCTAATACCGCTGCTTCTGATGGTACAGATTATCAGTCTGTTTGGTCTACTGGCGGTAAACTAGTAACTACTAATGTTGCTGCTGCAACAGGCTCTCATAGTTCTCGTTCTAACTTTTCTACCGCAGTAGAAAATCATTTATACTTCAAACTAGATAACGTTGTTTATCAGGTATCAAATGCAACAGTTAATCAAGCTACTGTAGATGCTGGTATTGAAGAAATTGCAACAACTACTTGGGCTGGTTTTGGTACAACACTAAAAGAGCTTACAGGCGATGTTCGTAACAATGCTATTGCTGCTTTTGGTGGTATTCTTAATGACGGAAACTCTGTTACTGCTAACTCTAACCTTGTAATGGGTGTTGCTCATTCTTATCATCCATTCGATACAGCTAACGTTGCAGCCTCAACAGGCACTAACTCATTCATTAAGAATCGTCTTAGCCAAATTGAGTTCCATCATAAGCCGAGCGCAGCTGGTTCAGACGTTAAGTATGTATTCCCAGTTACTGCACTAAGCTTTGACTACAACAACAATATTACCTATCTAACACCAGAAGAACTTTCATCCCTTAATGCGCCTATTGGTCAGTTTACTGGCACTCGTGCCGTTACTGGTTCTGCTACTATGTATCTACGTGCTGGCGACACTGAAAGCGCTCAGTTCCTACGTAATATTTCTGATGACAGCAGAACTTCTTCTGCACAAACATCTAATGCAAACCTTATCATTGGCGGTGCTTCTACTGGTGACCCACAAGTTGCTTTCCAACTTGATGCTTGTCAGTTTGAGTTCCCACAACTTGCAACAGATGATGTTATTTCAATGAGTGTTAACTTCGTAGCACAAGAGCCTACAGCTACTAAGGGCGACGGCGGAGAAGTTAAGATTTTTGCTACTAAATCTGTAGCTTAATAAATAAATTCTGAGGGGAATTAACATTTTTACAGAGAGTGCCCACCAGCTTGCAATTTATAGGTTCCCCTCACCTAATGAAAAGCAAATTAACTGGTGGGCACTCACCTTATGAGGGGAAAATTATATGAGTAAAATCGGAAATCTAATTGCAAAGGAAACAGAGACTTGGGTCGAGTTTCCAGAAATTGATGGCTTTGAAATCCATCTAGTCTATCTTACCCGTGATGATCTAATGAAGATTCGTAATCGGGCACTTACTTACAAATTCAACAAACGCACTCGACAACGTGAAGAAGATGTGGATAATGATAAGTTCTTAGAAGCCTATGCAGAACGTGCTATCAAAGGCTGGAGAGGACTTAAAGTAAAACATTTGCCCGTCCTTCTTCCTGTTGACATTTCTTCACTGGACGGTGATGAAAATGTTGATTATACTGAAGATGATGCGTTGGATCTTCTTAAAAATTCCACTATTTTTGATCAATTCATCACAGATTGTATGAATGATTTTGAGCAATTTTCAAAGAAGAAACAAGAGGAAGACGTAAAAAACTAACTGAATACCTTCGCAACGCTTATTTTGCAGGAGGTATGAACTTAGATCAATATTTAGAAATGTGTGAACAGATGGGGTGGGAACCTGATGAAGAGCAAATGCCTAAAGACCCATCCCAACTTTCTCTTAATGTTCAACAGGCGTTAATTCTTTTCAACGCTCTCCCAGATAACTGGGAAGGTATGTCTGGTACTTGGATGGGAAAAGATTATAGCGGATTAATGTCGATTATGGAAATTTATGAAATTGATGATCGACGAGCAGTATTTGAATTACTTAAAGTAGCCGAAGCAGAAGCTGGAAAATATTATGCTCAAAAAGCTAAGCAGCAAGAGTCTTTATCAAAGGCTAAGAGAGGAAGATAGTTGGCAACTACTATTAATGAAGTAAGAACACAATTTACAACTCAAGGCGCTGGTAAAGTTGCTAAAGATACTGAACAAGTTACTAAGGCAGTAACCCGTCAAACCTCTGCTGGAGTTTCCGCAAGTAGACAATTTTCTGCCCAAGCTAAAGGCTTAGGTGGTTTAGTTGGTGCCTATGCGGGTGCTGCTGCTAACGTTTTTGCACTACAACAAGCCTTTGCTGCTCTTCAAAGAGCTGCACAAGCAGAGACGATTGTTAAAGGCACCCAAGCTTTAGCTTTAGCTGTCGGCCAAAGTGGACAAAGAATTTTAACCAGTATCCAAGAGATTACAGAAGGACAATTAACTTTAGCTGAATCAGCACAACAAGCTAATATTGCGTTATCTGCAGGATTTAGTACAGAGCAAATTGAACGACTTACTGTAATTAGTGCTAAAGCTTCAAGAGCTTTAGGACGATCTCTGTCTGATGCATTCACAAGAGTGACTCGTGGAGCTGCAAAACTAGAACCAGAACTTTTGGATGAGCTTGGCATCTTTGTTAGAATTGAGCCCGCTGTTCAAAAATATGCGAATAGACTGGGAGTTGCGGTTAATTCACTAACTGATTTTGAAAGACGTCAGGCATTTGTTAACGCTATTATCGAAGAAGGCGAAGCAAAATTTGAAGCAATAGACATCGCATCCGAAAGTTCTCAAAAATCTATTGAAAGATTTATTACCACAATTACTAATTTAGCAACTAAGTTTGGTCAAGTAATAGCTGGCCCTGTTTCGTCTGTGTTAGACTTTTTTGAAAAGGACATTGGTAACGCTTTAGTTGTTTTTGGTGGGATACTAGCTCTTGTTTTTGGTAAAGCATCACAACTGATAGGCGGTTTTGCTGCTACTGCAATTAAAGATTTAAGTGCTTTTGCGGATGTGTTAGCTACTACAGCTAATAGAAGTCAATCTAGCCTGACGGCAATTTCAACAGGAGTTACTACTTTAAATACCGCTATTAGTGAGAGAGGGGGTCTCGCAAAAGACGGAGGCGCCTTTGCTCAAAAAGGTGTAGCACGAGCAGAAGCTACCGCAGGTGCTCAAATTCGACAACGTTTTAGAGCTGGCAAAGTATCACCTCGGCAAATGCAAGATGACTTAGAAGCTCTAAAAAGAATTAAACCACAATTAGATAAAAATTCTGCTGCATTTAAAGACTCAGCGATAATTATAGATACCTACGATAAAGCCTTAAAGGGAACAACGGTTACTTCTAAACTTTTAACTCTAACATCAATAGGGTTAACAAAAGCATTAAGAGGTGTAGGAATTGCAGCAAGGTTTGCTTTTAGTTTTTTAAATATTTTTATCGCCGTTATAGCAGGTGCTCAATTTTTAGCTTCATTTTTTGGATTAGGAGATATAGTTGGTAGTATAGCCGATTCGTTTCAAGATATGAGCACCCGAGCGGATGATATTG